TAGCAATACTTCCAGCAATTACAATTAATAATATTAATAACATTATCCTTATTTTAAGGTTGTGTGCCATCATCAACCTTTTTATTATCCTTCTCTCCATCATTAAAATCCGCCCTTCATAACCCTTTCTTTGTATTCTGCTGGAGTTTCTTCTTTTTCTTTTTCAGCTTCTTTTCCTGCTTCAGCAGTTCCACCTAATTTAGACTCAACATATAAAGCTTCTCGTCTGTCATTTTCAGCTTTTAACTTTTCAGTTGCTTCTTCCATTTTTTGAGCAGCTGCATTGGCTCTATCTATTTTATCATTAGGTTCTGCTATTTCCTTAGGGGTTTCATTTTCTTGTTTCGCTTCTTCCATATTAACCTCCTTATAGTAATCCAAAATTTAAATTACTTTTTCCTGCGTCAAATGCTTTAAAAGTTGTTTCAGTAGCTTTATTTTTATTATATTGAGCCCAGAAATCAGCAATTCTTTCTCTTTCATCTGCTTCTAATCTTTGTACTGCTTTTCTATATTCTAACCAGAATTCTGATATAATCTTAGCATCTTCAGCTTCTTTTTTACTTGTCTTTTCTCTCTCTCTAGCCCAGTATTTAGCATCATCATCTCTCTGGTTTTCTTTAGCTTCTAATTCCCATTCAACCAGTTTCTTTCTTTCAGAATTATAATAATCAATTAGATCTAGTTCTTGTTGTTTTTTTTCTTCATTTATTCTTACCCACTTTTCATCATCAGTTTCTCCTGTTTCTTTTTGGATAATCATATCATCAATTACCTTATCATTTACAGCTTTTAATGCAACTGCTCCTCTATATTTATTCCAAAATCCTACTGCTAAATTAGCTCCAGGTATAAATCTAGCTAATGTTTCCCATAGTTGAGGATCCCATAATTCATTTTGTGCATCCTTTGCTTGTTGCATAACTTCTACATTTCCAGAATATTTTGCATCTCTAATTGCTAAACTCATAGCTTCTCTTGCTTCTCCTTGACTCCATTCAGCCCATGGATATGTTCCAAGTATTGCTCCAACAGCTCCTACAATATATGTTGGTTTTTTAAATTGTGCTACTACTTTAGTAATAATAGACGCTGATTTCTTTATTGTTACTGTATTCTTTGCTACTTGTAATGCACTAGAGCCTCCTCTTACCATCAATGTCCCTGGCCCTATTGCTCCAACACTACTTGCTCCACCTGCTGCTCCACCAGTTAATGCTCCAAATGTTAATAAACCCCCTAATGCAGTTCCTAAAACTCCAGTAGTTATTGGACTTGCTAAAACATTTATTGGAAATGGAAGATCCTTTGCTTTTTCTATCTGTCCTTTAATAGATGTGTCTGCCTTTTCTCCAGCTCCACCTAAATATATGGTTCCTTCTTCTGCTGCTGCTTTTCTTGCTAATCTTCTTTCTTCACTTGTAGTTCCAGCTTCAACCCCACCAATACCTGTGCTTTTTTTACTACTTTTCTTTGATGAAGTTTTAGGTGCTACATATTTAGTTTCTCCGGATTTTACAATATCTTCGTGTTTCTTTTGTTCTTCTTTTGACATCTTAGAAGTAATATTACTTCCAACTAATTTTAAACTCATTTTTTACTCCCTATTATTTTTTCTGATGGAATAGTAAATCCTATCGCTCCTGCAATTATTGCAATAACAGTAGTTAGCAAAACTCCATTAAAACCTAAATATAACGCGAATGCTTCTAAGGCAGTTATACAAATTATTCCAGTCATTATAATTTTTATATCTATCATGTTTTGCCCTCCATTTCAGTTGTTGTATCATTTGGTTCAGCAGCAGTTTCTCCATCTCCTTCTTTTCTTCTTTCACTTAAGGCTTCTCCTTCTAAACTTGCTGGAAATTCTAACTCTATCTCTAGGTTTAATTGTGCTAATACTTGTTCTTCAATAAATAACTGTTCTTCTTCTATTGATTGCTGAAAAGCTAAATATCTAATTTTAGCAGCTCCATCTGTTATACTTATAGTTGCTCCAACAGCAATATCAGTTCCACCAGTTGCCTGCCAAAAATATTGATTATATGCTTCAATAGTTGGCAATGGATTTAACATTGCATTTTGAGCAGTTGTTACTATCTCTGGGACTATTACACCTTTAGGGACATAGATATTTTCTCCACTTCCTCTTGCTGCATCCATTTTTGTTTTAAATGCTGCAATTTCTCCAGTGTCATCTGTGTCCATGTGGAAGATCCATAAAGGGTTTATGTTTCTTTTTAAAACCCTTTTCCAATCATTCATGGCTTCATTTCTTGCTAGAATTATTGGCTCTAATACTTCTATAATGCCATCTCCATGAATTTCATCTGATATTCTGTCTTTAGCTAAATGAAATATTCTATCAGGCTTAAATGTTTCATTCTTCTTTCCTTTAACTCTTGACAACTGCTCATATCTAATTATTCTTCCTTTATCATTTACAACTATGGCTATTTGTTCAGGGTTAAGAATTTTAAGATTAATTAATACTTCATCATCATCTCTTATAATTTCTGCAAATGCATCTCCACTAATATGATAATCCCTAATCATACCTTCAAGGATCGTGTTGAATGTATCTTTACCTCCTCCTCTAATAGTTCCTAATAAAAGTTCTGTTGGTTCATCAGCAGTAAATCCTTTTCCAACTGTCCATGTTGCTTTAGTATTTATTGCTTTTTTTAGTTCTGGAATTGATTTATAATAACCTAAATATTTTGCCCTGTTAGTATTTATGTAAGTTAATTCTCCCTTTGTTGCTGGACTATCTAATCTTTCTGCACTAACTGAGTAGTCTGCATGCTGATCTGAGCTGCTTGCTGCACTTCCAATATCTGTTTCTGCCATTTTAAATGTTTTGTTCTATTTCTATTGTCCAAAATATATTACTTATTGTCCCTGCTCCATCTGTATAAATTTCCACTGAAAATCTATCTCCTTGTAAAAATGTTGTTGCAGTTGTATTAACTTGTTTTCCTGTTATTCCTGCTCCAAATGTTACTAGATTAGACCCTACACCGGGTGAAACAGAACTTTTGAATAATCTTACATTGACATTTTCATTTTCAGTATTTGTTCCTATATCTACTGTGAATTTTGTTATCATCCCATCATAGGGCATTGTAAAATTGAATGCTGTTTGAATTTCTGATTTAACACTTATTCCACTAATTCCATAAAAATAATCAAATCCATCCACTAATATATCACTTCCTGATGTCCCCCAAAAAAAATTGTTAATATAATCTGCGGTTTCTCTGTTTCCTACCCGCACCTGTCTTTCTTCTGGCTGACGCTCAAATAAATTACTTCCACCAAAATTTAAAACCATTGTTCCATCCTCAACTCTTTATTTAAATTTTTAAGTTTTCCTTCATCTCTTGCATCAAAATCTTTTGCATATCCTAATCTCATCATCATTTCCCCAACATCCATTCCTAAACTTATTACTTTTGCCAGAAGTCTGCCATACTTTCCCACTCTTTGATCTTGATCTATTTTTAATAAAACTTCTTCTCCTTCTATAACTCCCTTTAAATATTCTCTTGCTTCAAACCCACCTTCATTCATTTCAGGTGCATCAATTCCTAAAAATCTTACTGGAAAATCAAAATCTCTCTTTTCCCAAACTACTCTTATAGTATCTCCATCAATTACTTTAACAACATCTACCCAAATATCTTCTGTGATTTGTGGGTGTGGAGAATACATATGCTCCTCTATCTCTTGGTTTGTTAGTTCTGGATATTTTTTAAAATCATGTGCCATTATATTGTTGCCTCCTGTATAAATTTCTGAACTTTTTTATCTCTTAAAATAGAAACAGCAAATAAAAATCCATCTCTTAAAATATTAATTCTATCTTCAAACTCAATCCTATTTAATAAATCATCTTCACCTGTTGGTTTATATGTTAACATATAAATTCCAACTAAGTTACTTTCAGCAAATCCTAACATATGCCAAACATCAGCAGATAGAGTTGTTGTAGTTGCTGGTGCTGTGAACTCATTACTCCAATTATATCTTGTTAAAGCATTAATTAAACTTTCTGCCTGCAAACAATACTCATTAATTCTTGCTTCAATAACAGCAGTAGAATTATAATTTGCTCCTGCTTTTCCAATACATTCTGCACTTGTTGCCCATAATCCTGTGTGTCCCATATTATTAACAGAAGCTCCTGATATTTAAACTTTTTGATTTTGTGCAATAAGAAGCCCTAATAATTGCTTCTGTAATATGGGAGTAGTTTCCATAAATCTGAAGTTTATTATTTTCAAACTCACATTGAATGCTTCTTAAACTTTGCTTTACTCTTGGATCATCCATTAAATCTATATCTCCATTTTCCATTAATCTTTTTAAATTATTATATAGATCTTCTTTTAAAAGTATTTTAGTTCTTTCTTTAATTTCTTTTCCAGAGCTATCTCTTTCATAAACTCTTTTAGAATTGTTAATGCCAACAACTTTTCTTTTAGTCTGAGGATCTTCAAATAACATATCAAAAACTCCAACCCCTAAACCTCCATCATCAATAAAAATATTTTTATGATTGAGTAGCTTATCTTTATGAATTATTAATCTCGCTGTATCTGTTAGTTTCTGATTTTCTGGAATAGTTAGATCAAACATCTTCAACTTACCCTGCTCACTCATATTGACACTTACTAATACTGTCTCATCTCCACCAAGCCTAGCAATATCTATTCCTTGAAATTTTTGATAATATCTTATATATTCTTTTCCTGTTAAGATTAACCTTTCGTTAATCAGTTCATCTGGAAAAAACCTCATTATTCCCCCAACAAAAAGCCCTAGATATTCTTGCTTATACTGCAATTTTGTCATTCT